GTCCACTCTTCTTGAAACTGTTTAAAAGTTTTCATAGACCAACTATGCTATAGACGTTTAAACCACCCGCTATCGAAACCGATGCAATTCCTGAGTTTATAGAAACGGTAGCACCTGAAAAATTTATTGTTGAAGCTGTTCCTACAGATAGTCCATCACTATTAATTCCTACAGATTTGTTATCAACCCAGGTCTGAACACCAACAGTGCTGCTAGAAAGAACATATCCAGATACTGCAGGTTTTCTTAGGTTTTTTTGGCTGATTAATTTAGGCATTTGCAGTTTCTAAAATACTTAGAACTAGTTTTAATGTGTTATTGGCGCTAGCAGAAATAGTAATAGAATCATTTGTTTCTAGAACCAATTTTCCATCAAGTGGCACAAAAGCATCATTGACCGGTACAGTTCCATTTTTTATAAGTTCTGTTGTCGTAGTGCTTCTTTTATGTGACATAGTTACCGTAGCATCAGATGCTCCAACATTTGAAATATGGGCATATAACACGATGGCAGTATATCCAGTTGGTGCTGTATATGCCGTCTGAATACCTGTAGTTACCTCCAATGTTTCTGTCTGAAATCTATTAAGTGCTAATTGTGCCATACTAACTAAGTGCTAAAATAAATGGTGTCATTTCTGAAAATAAACTTCTTGTAAAAGCTCTACCGCTAATTGTACCTGTATTTTGATTTATTTGTAACCCGTTTCCAATTCTAAAATTACCTGCCTGATCTGTACTTGTATAAACAACAGTACCACCATCTCTTTCAATAACTTCATTATCTTGAATGGGAACTCCTCCTGTTAAAGGAGTTGCGGAAGTAATATCGTTGCCAGAACCGACGTACTCAAATGTATGGGAACTTGCATTTATTCTACTGATTTGATAAAAATATGAGGTTGTTCCCACACCAATAGTATTATTTAAGTTTTCATTTAGAGTTAACGTAGTAATGCCAGCAGTTACTGGCGTTGAACTATTTATTGTATAGTATAGTGGAGCAATATTTGCAGAAGCTGTTGCAGTAACGCCGGAATCTGGTGCAGAAATTGTTATTACTGGGGATGAAGAATATTGATTTCCACTTGAAATTATAGTAATAGATTCTACAGAACTTCCATTTAAAGTTGCAAATGCAGTTGCAGTTTGACCATTAGGACCATCAGGAGATGCTATTGTTACTGATGGTGTTGTAAGATATCCACTTCCCCCATCAATGACAGTAATTGTATCAATTGAATAATAAAGCGTGCCAAAAAATACAACTTGTCCGTCATAAGGTCTTGTTGAAGTCGATATTGAAACCGTTATTGTATCTTGTCCTGCGGTTGCAGATTGTGTAACTATTCCACTAAATTGAAGATCACTTCTACCATCTGCAACTAATCCATAAGTTCCAAAAGAAGTATTGCTATTAGTTAGCGAGCATTGTGCTCCTTTATGACAACTAATTCCAACATCACAACAAATAGTAAATACACTTACTAGTTGAGCATATCCGCCATTTGTTATTGCAACACCGACTCCACCTTGATTATATTGTGTATAACTATCACAAACAATCGATTTCAAACCCTCCGCTTGATTTCCATCAATCCTAAGACCTGTTCCAGTTGTTGTGTTGCTAGTGCAATTTTGAATATATGGACTTTCCCATTTTCCACCACCAACATTTGTTGCAACTTCTGAAGTTGGAAATCCTACAGCAGCTGCTGGCGCAATATGATTTATAAAGGTCATATTTGCAAGATAGCATCCTTTTCTAACATGAAATAGATCTTTATTTGTAGTTTGTGGAACAACAGTTACGGTTTTTAAATCGTTACCAACAACTGAAACAAATGCAGGAACTTCTATTGGATTTTGTTCAATATAAGTTCCTGCGAGAACTTTAACAATAGTGCCTGTAGTTGCAATTCCTACTGCTGATTTAATAGTTGCTTTAGCATTATCAATTGACGTTCCATTTTTGGAATCATCTCCATCTTTTGCAACATAAATCACATTTGGTGCTGAGTTAATGCCACTGGCACCTGCATTGATAGTTACATTATCTCCTATCGTAATAGAAGATCCTGTGATTAAAACATTTCCTGAAGTAATCGTGTTATTGTCACCATCAATTACAACTGATGATCTACCTACACTAAGAATTCCTGTTACTCTTGCATTTCCATCAACAAATAGTGCAGTATTTCCAAGACCTATTGTAACTGTTCCAATACCATTGGAAGATCCTAATGTTGTTACTCCAGTTACATTTAGTGATTCTGTAGTAACGAGTCCAGAAAAAATTGCAGATCCATCGGAACTTAATGTTGTTGCAGTTCCTGGAAAACCAATGTGAATACCACTCCTAGCAGTTACAACTCCAATGGAATCTACGTTAGTAACATCTTCATACGTTAATGTTCCACCTACTGAAATGTTTCCTGTAACTCGTACATTACCTATAACATGAAGTTTTTCTAATGGATTTGTTGTTCCAACTCCAACATTAGAAAGTGTATGAATTCCAGATGTGGTTTGTATCCAATAGGATTCTCCTCCAGATCCCCCGCCACCACCAGTTCCAAATGCAGTACTGGCAATTCCAACCCACATTGAACGTGATTGGTCATAAATCAATAACTTGCCGTTACCAGATTCATGATCAAATTCAACATCTGCAAGATCTTTCATAAATCCTGCGCCGCCACCACCAATAGAGGCGAGTTGAATTTGAACTCTGTTTATAAACTGGCGATAATGAGATGATAGATCGTCAAAAGTTACAAATTTTTTATCTAATGGGGTAAGGGGATCTGATGTTTTTTCGCTAGAAGTTCCTGTTAATAAAGATCCATTTTCATTAAGAATTTGCTTCTCATTAAATTTTTCAAAAATATTTTCAATATGAAGAATTTTTTCAGCAAGTTTTGTATTTTGTTCTTCAATAAAATTAATTTTTAATTTCTCAATTATTGAAAAAATTTCTTCCTTTATACTATCATAGTTTTTATTTTGCTCTTTTATATGAGATTCGTTAATAAAAACATTAGTTTCTAATGATAATATTTTTTCTTTTAAATTTTCGTCAACTAATTTAACATTCTTTTCTAGATCTTTTTTAACTAGTAATATTTTTTCATTTATAGTATTTTTACTATCTTCAAGTTCTTGATTTATTTCTTCAACAGATTCACCTAAAGAACTAATTTGTTCAGAATATGATTGTAACTTTTTATCATTATGTATTTCTCTGTTCTTAAAATCTTCCGATATTAACTTATATCTATCGTTAATTGATTGAATGTTTTCTAAAGATGTCAAAGCATCCTTTTCAATTTTTTCTAGTTTTTCTTTTATTATAGAACTGTTATTTAAACTCTCTTCTTTTATTTCATCTTTTAGAGAGTTTATGGCATTCAACGATGAAAAAATTTCTTTAGATATATCTTGCTTATACTCATCAAGATCATTTTGAGATTTTATCTTTACTTCTGATATTAAATTATTATATTTTGGTATTTCCTTTTCAACGAAGTTGTAAACTTGACTGTTAATTTCAGAAACCCGTTTATCAATATTTTCATATTGTTCTCTAATTCTGACTTCTAAATCATTAATATCATTTTCATTTTTTAATTTATTTTCGGTCGTAATTCTCTTATATTTTGGTATTTCAACTTGAATTAAATCTTTTATTTCCTGGGATATTAAATCAACCTTTTCATAAAAAGAAGAAATTGCAGCATCATTTATACCAGATACTTTATCTTCTATTGAAGATATTTTTTCTTCAACGTAAAAATCAAGTGTTTTTATTTTTTCATCTAAAGACGAATCAATACTGTTAATTCTATTTTCTACTCTGATTTCAGATTCTTTTACTAATCTTCTATATTTTGGAGCATCGATAGAAATAAAATCTTCAACCTTTTCCGTTAAATCACTAAAATCTTTTTTGATATTTAAAAGAGTCTTTGAATTTAAAGATCTTACATTTTGTTGTATTTGCTGAATATTTTGATCAACCGTGATCAAATGCGACATTATCGCATTTTCAAGATCTTCTTTTTTAAGAAGAGTTTTTATATAATCTTGAATATAAGTTATTTCTTCCGATAAAATAGATACCTTTTCTACATTACTTTTAAACTTATCAAACGTTTCAGTAAAATCGGATAAAGCATCTATTTTTTCTAAATTATTCTTAAAGGAATTGAAGGCTTCTGATACGGTCTCAACCTTTTGAATATTTGCATTAAAATCTACTCCACTATTCTCCGAAGAAGAGGAAGGAAAATTTTCATTAAAAAAATCTAACGGCTTCTTTAATGCCACGTATTAAACCCCATTTATTTTTTCATCTATAAGTATATTTATTTTATATTGAAATCACTCATTATCTAAGGTCTGATTTTTTAATAATTTTGCCAATTCTGCAGTAGATCCCACAAATAATGCATTAGTAACATTTGTGGGACTTTTAATGTTTTTGCTTTCATCAATATCTTTTAATTTTTTTTGAAGATCCATTAATTTATCAGTTGCATCTGCAACATTTTTGATTAATTGTCCAGCTACTTCATATGCTCTTGGCATCTCACTTTCTTGAGCAAGTTCTAATATGCCATTTATTGCCTCTTGACCCTTCTCTATCAAAGAGTATAAATTTCCTCTAGTATACTCATAATCTTTATTAATATCGTTATTTTCTACAGAAGAAGACTTAATTTGCTCTGAAACTGTTTCTACTTTTGATATTTCCGATGAAATTATATCACTGGAGATCTCAAAAGTATCATTAAGACTGTCGAATTTTTTTGTCATTTTCATATCTTCAGTTTGTATTTCCATCAAATCCAAAGTCATCACCCTCTTCAATTAACAAGTTGTCCGCAGAAGTAATAGATTTAACTTCTGCACCTGCTAAGTGTGAATTTATTTGTGTTCCATCTCTTCCCCTATCCACTGTAATCACATTACCAGAAATCAATCTCACATAAACCTCCTCACCTTCAATATCAAGATATGTGTTAGTTGATATTGATGAAGAGTTATTTACTGTTATAAGAATATCTTCTGTTGTTATATCTTTTGTGAGGTTTGTTAAAATTGTACCAGTATAATTTTTAATAGCCCTAGGTTCAGCAGAGTAAACAACTTCTCGTGTAGGTGACGGTGTGGCATCTCCAGAAATATAGCTGATAGTAGCCTTTTTGATAATATCTTTTGTTGCAGAAGAAACAGGACCAAAAAGATAAATTTTAGCAGTAAATCTTAAAGTGTAAAGAAGAACTCTTCTAGTTGTAAAATTTCCTTCATAATCATCCTGCATTGTAACACTTTCCAAAACAATTGGAATATCTCTTTTTTCCTTTATACTGTCAATAAGTTGTACAGTTAAATTATATGATGGTTGAAAATAAGGCAAAATCTGTTCAACTATTTGAAGAGCATCATCATTTAATTTTGACATTATTGATAGTTCAAACTCCATGTTATATGGAACAGGCATATATGCTTTTTTAGTTTCAGTGCCGTTTTGAGAATCTTTAGCTACAAAAGTTTGAGTAGTTGTAACTTTCCTTGAAGAATCATAAGTTAAACCAGTGAATTCAAATGACATTCTTGGTAAT